AGGTGGGAGTCTTACGATAGAAAGAAGTATGAAGGCCCAAGACGGAAAACCGTTTTGGTGAACTACTAAAGTGTATTTGCTTCACAACCTCTTGCACCCAATTAACATTGGGGAGGCTCACCATAACCTTACTTGTCGGGATAAAACCCGGTAAGGAAACAGGAACTAGTGGATCAGATATACTGGAACCATATGCATACTATTGCTTGAACGAAAGTAATCGAATATCTCGTGAGAGATAAGACGAGTCACTGACGCCGGATTTCCGGTGAATGTAAGGTAGTTAGCCTTACCGTCAAACAGAGCAACAGCCGTCTCAACTTTTACTAATCTATTAGAGCGATAGTCCCTACATATGAAATAACCAAATAAGTAAGTACTTATTGGAATCATATTTCTGGATATCGGCTCTGTCAAGATAGTGTTCGAATGCTGAAGCATCTCATACTAAGCTTGAGGAGTTAGGAGCGATCAAGTATCTCCGGTCCGTCGAAAGACGAACAACCGAATTTTTCTTGATAGTTGCCGCCACATGCCTTGGGGACGAAATGTCCCGGCCCAGGCGATGGAATATTTTCCGAAAGAAGGAAGGCAGAAGGTTAATAAACCTTGCTACCTACGGGTAGAAAAGGAATCCTGTTCGGAACTCCAGTTCAGGACCCGCCATAGTATTAATAACACTATGTTACTTTCTTCCTAGTGAATAGGAAATCGGCCTGGTGGGGGTTTCAGCCCCCCGTTTAATAGATAACCAAAAATGAAAAATAATAATAATAATTACTTTAACATTCTTGGCGCTATTAAATCAAGATATGTAGCTGTTACGAAAATGATACCGCTTTCGGAGAAAATCCGAATGAGTCTTTACCAACCTTTAGCAATGAACATAGTTCTTGCGAAAGGGTCGGTAGCTCACCTGGCTTGGAGAATAAGACTAACGAGTCAATTCTTAGACTTCGTTCTTAAGTATAATGCAGCCCATGGATCAAAATCCACGGTAGCTTGGCTAAAAGCCTCGCTGGTTGCAATACAGAAAGAATTAGGTCAAGATAGACTTGTTACCCTACATGCGCTAAAAGCGGACTTGCCGTATAGTAAAACGGCTGGTGGACTCCCCCGAATCATACCCTCTCAAGAGAGAGTATTGATTCGAAAGGGAGACATCAAGGTAATTAGATTCTGGACAGGTTTATTCAACCTATACAGGGTACTAAAAGTACCTGGAGAGTTAAAACTCCAAACTATTACTACACCGTTCAGTGGAAACCAACAAGCTTTAGATAGCTATATTGGGTCGTTAAAGGATAATAGAAACAAACTATTATTCTTTGATTGGATCTTCGACTTTAACAAAGTCAGAAGTGCCAACCTAGTACCTAAAGACTTCGTTTTATCTAGATCGGCTTCGCCGTCTAATAAAATGAGTGCAATAGGTATCTTAACGGACATCCACTTACTGAATACGGAAGCACCGCAATTATGGCAAGAGGTATTATATTACCTCCATGGTGTTGGAACTAAAGTTTCATCTCCTTTCCTTAAAGCTCTCCAAACAGGCTATGAGTTAGGGGTACGTCTGAAGGCGTACGATGGGAAAATCATGACCGGCGTTGAAACCGGCTTGAAATTCTCTCAATCTGATCATCTAATGATGAAAGATTCACTAAGAGCTCATGGTCTGAATGGGGGACTGGGATTGTCACAATTTGCTATCAAGGAAGAAGCAGCTGGAAAAATCCGGCTGTTTGCTTTAATGGATAGTGTAACACAATCTGTGTTAGCACCACTCCATCAAGCATTGTTCTCATTATTACGGTTAATACCGAATGATGGAACCTTCGACCAAGATGAGTCAATTCGACGTTCTCAGTTTAAAGCTGTGGAAGCGGGATGCGCCTATAGTTTTGACCTTACTGCCGCTACAGATAGATTGCCGGCCTCTCTTTCAGCCCAACTTATCGAATGTATATTCAATAGAGATGGAATGGGAGAGAGCTGGCTTAACTTGATGACAGATCGTAATTTCTGTTTCAACAGCAAAGTTGCTGAGAAATTGAAATTGGATCCAAATCAGGTCTATCGGTATGCAGTAGGGCAACCCATGGGAGGATTATCCTCGTGGGCTGGGTTAGCAATAACTCACCACTGGATTGTCCAAATGGCAGCATTTCGTGCAACGGGCTCTAAAACCTGGAATACTCAATATGAGATTCTCGGAGATGATATAGTAATATTTAATCGGCAAATAGCTGATCAATATCTCTTAATCATGGCAGAGCTGGGATGTGAAATTAATTTGAGTAAATCAATTGTTTCTCATTCTCGGCCTGTCTTCGAGTTCGCCAAACGAACGTGTTGAGGCGTGCATATAGTATCGGGTATATCGATGGCACAGGTTCGTGCGGGATGGAGAGTTGCAGGTAGAGTTGCTAATGCATTAAGCTTTAGTAATTCTGGCCTTATAACTTCTTCTTCTCTGCTCGCAATCACACTGTCACGCTATGCTTTCTCTAATGGAATAGCAAGTTCTCATCTGGTTCGAATGAACCATAGAGGAACAAAACTGTTTTCATTAGGAATACTGTCACTGTTAGGAACATTATACCAAAAAGGTGTATGTTCGCTAAAAGTGTTAATGACAGCTCTAGTCAATCCGAATTACTCGGATGCTGACTATAGTGGTCAGGCTATTGGCCTACCACTAAGGGCTTCATTAAATGCAGCATTCAGCATGTTAAAAGATGCTACTACTGGTCCAGGGATTACCTTTAGTAAACAAGAAGTAAGAGACGAAATATACAAAGAGTATAAGTCGGAACTATCAACTGTTATGTTGCAGTCCGCCCTTAAAAAGGCTCAATTGCTTCTTGGAAATTCTGAACTGCTTGTACAGCAGTTTGCTCAGAAGACTTATTACCCTCCTATCTATAAAGAAGGAGAAGATAATAAGGTCTATGGTACGATAGTACCTATGGGAGATCTCCCACCTGATTACAGACTTCTGTTAATTCAGATCGAGAATTTCACTAATTGGTCCCTTGGGCTAGAGTTCGCCAAGGAGAATCCTGAAGAACTATACGAGGAACTGTATCAGCTTTGTTATAAACAAGCGAAATACAACCACGTTAGCTTCGAGGAGGCCTCGAGATGGCTAGAAAGAGTAGAATCGTTAGAGTTCAAATTAACTCTACAAGAAACGGAGAAACCAGGGAAAACAATCCTTGAGTCTGCTCCAATCTTGGGTGCAATAAGACAGATGGATCCTAATAAATTTATTAGACCCACTTATCTTAACGGACCACGATTTGCTTCTACTTACCAACTGGAGTATATTCACCAGGCGCCTAGCGAGTAGCATATGTAGGGGGGAGGCGACAGGAACTAAATTAGTCCCTGACTTGGTTACCGGGTATTATTGTTTTAATACCACTGTGTTAGTAGAACTAAACAATCTAAAGTAGAACTTCAGACTGCTTTAGAGCAGAGAAGAAAGAAAGTGACCCCTTGGGGACAATTTCCTTCTATCTGATTGGTTTTACCTACTAACAGTAACGGCTGTCATACTCAGAAGGTCATAATGACCAACTGTCGTCGCCAGATTCTTATTTTT